TGGGTCAACCCAAATAAGAGGATATTTTTCACCAGTCCAAGTTGAGCCACTATCTGTACTTTTTTGTATCTGCATTCTGTATTCATTCATAAAGTAGCTTGAACTTGTTGATACATCATCTGGTCTACCTATTACATTAAATAAGTAGGAGCCTTGAACAGGAGCAGTAAAAATTCCAGACGCAAAATCTCCCCCTACATCTCGGTCTTCGTTTACAGTCCCGTGACTTGATGGGAAATAAGTATATGTCCCTGCTCCAACATTATTTGACCCAAAGACCCAATTAATATATACGGAGCAATTATTTGGCTTGATTACATTCCCACCAAATGTGGCGTTGCCATTAACTAATGAAAGAGCGACCACCGCATTACCACTACTACTTGCTCTATTAATAAATTTTAATCCTACGCCAGAACTATCATATAAACTTGCAATAACATCGCTTCCATCACCACGATGCCATAACGCCAATCCTTCTCCAAGAGTGGTACTTGAGCCAATAACTATACCTTTGTCAGCCGTAGTAAAGTGGTTATCAGTATGTGTTTCATTTGAAGCCACTTGTAATGTTGTAGCAGGCGTTAATCCAATGCCGACTTTGCCTGCTGAGTCTATACGCATTCGCTCTGCTTCAGAACCCCATTGTCCAGTATAAAATCTTATTTTAGATGTAGATGCGTGACCAGATGCCAGTATTAAACCTCCACCAGTATTATCATTTGATGCTATGTGAACAGTATCTGGTAACCTAAATCCTGATGTAGTATAACTATCGTTCAATGCAGAAAAATAACCCAAATTTGCACCAGACTGAACTTGCATTGAAGCTGTAGCACCAGTCCAATCATTCTGATTCTTCTGTAAATCAAGCAGATTAGATGGAGTTACTCCAATTCCGACATTGCCACCACCATCAGTACTTAATAAAATATTCTTAGCATCAATCAACAAATCATTATTAGCCGAGTGAGTTTTTATAAAAGAAGAAGCATTTGCAACTGTCCCATTATAAGTCCATCCTACCTGTAAAGCGTGAGTAGAGTCTTGTTCCAATCTTATTTTTTTAGAAGCAGAACTTCCGTCAAGCGTAATATCCCCCGTCATAGTCCCACCTGCTTTTGGCAAGGCTGCACTTATCTGAGTCTGAGCATTACTGGATAGAGTATTTATATATTGAAATTCAGCATTAGTAACTGTACCATCAGCTAACTTAACTGCATCAAGTCCAGTGGCTACGTGGATATTATCTATACTTCCATCAGCGAAATCAGCACTGTCAATAGCATCATCTGCCATCTTCGCATTAGTAATTGCGTTGTCTGCTATTCCACCAGTTTTAATTTTTGTTAGAGCCATTATGCTGGCGTATCCTCTGCTAATTTAACTGCCCAAGCTTCTTTTACTGCATCAGTCCAAACTGCATTACAGATGTCTTGGGTTTCCTGTGGTTCACCACTAATATCAGAATCAGGGTTAAGTACGTGGCGATGAAAACTTCTTGAAAGTTCCACACCATCTTCACTCACTATGGTCGCCTCACGGCATTGTACCGCTTTGTAATCTCCCACAATTTCTATTTTGTCGCATTTTACTTCTTTTGTTAAAGCCATTTTTTATTCCTTGTTATTTGTCCCATTTCAATTTGAGTAATATGTGCCACTAAAATTAAATTCCATTGTTGTACCCATTCCTGACGCATTATGACTCCAATAAACTGATGAGCCCCCACTATTTGCGACTCCTTGTGCCGATGTACCATTTATTCTAAAATGAGCCCCATCCGTAAATGCAATACCCATACCTCCCCAATCGCCTTCAGGTCTAATAGCAGACCTTTGAGCCGAATCGCTTTCATCTGCTGAGTCAAATGGCAACCCTCCCAATATTATCGTTGTCCCATTAACCGTTACACCTGTTGCGTGAAGTTTTCCTGCCACGTGAACAAGCCTACCAATTTTTGTATATTTCCCAAATTGAGTAGTGTATGACCCAACATTCGTAAGTGTTGGTGTAAAAGTCCCTTCCTCATAATCATCAAGAAGTTCGCTTGACATTCCACCAGTATTAGAACTTGCAGTAAAACTAATTCCCCTACCATTTGCCATCTTAACATCGCCTTCAACGGTCACATCACCTTTAAATGTAGATGTACCATCGTTATCCCAGTGTTGAACTGTAGTAAGAGGACTATCAGTATTATTAGTCCCCTTCATTAATTCTAATCTACCGTGAACATTATAACGATTTCTAAATGCCCAATTTCTTCCATCAGCATTATCAGCATAAGTATCTAACCTTAATGTAGTAGAGCCTGAACCAGAAGGTTTCATTACAAGACCTAAATTATCACCAGCAACATTTAATGTAACATTACCATTAGCAGTTAATGCACCAGCAAATGTGGATGTACCTGTTCCATTAATATCAAGAACGCCATCAACTTCAAATTCAGCAAAATTTTGTACTCTTAATGTTCCATATCCGTTAGTCTTTCCTATAAGCCAAGCACTCGTTCCACCTCCATTAAAATGTAAATCATCGTCTATAGTCAAATCGCCCATTGTGACATTACCAGTAAATGTTCCAGTAGTAGATGATATTCCTTGTTTGGCTTCCAATAATCCACCTGAATGTATTTTTACAGCGTGAACTAAACTACCACCAGAGGTTGTTTTAATGTCTATATTATTTCCATTATTAATATTTGAAATAACAAAGGGAGCCCCATTACCTGTTAATGAGGTTAATGAGCCTACTGAAGTAAGTGAGCTTGTAACTACTGTGCTTTTAAGTGTTGTGCCTGTTAGTGACCCTGCTGGTGCAGTCCCACTCACATTACCAGTAACATTACCAGTAAGCCCTCCAGTAAAAGTTCCCGCTATAGCTCCACCATTAATAATGGCATTACTGGCAAGATTAATGTCCCCTGACATCGTTCCGCCAGCAAGCTCAAGATAGGGCTCTGCGTCAGTTGACCAAGAGAAAGTACCGTCACCATCGCTGATCAGAGCTTGTCCGACTGTCCCATCGCCAGAAACATTTAATTCATCTGCACCAATAGTTCCCTGACCTACACTCGCAGACTGTCCCATTAAAATTATATATGCGCTCGCCCCAATTGGAGGAGCAGAATCAAAGTTTATCGTGCTACCACTAATAGTGTAAGCATCTTCTTCGTGCTGGAGTACGCCATCAAGGGTAACTAAAAGGTTGTTTACGTTAGGAGTAATGTTTACCGAACCTATCTGCATGGTGAATCCCGTAGTGCTCCCATTAAAGGAAGCCGAGAAGTCATCTATCTGGATGAAAGAACCAGCGTTGGTTGGTGAATGTCCTATATATGGCATTATGCGTTCTCCAATGCAGTTACTTTAGCACTTAATTCTTTTATTGCTTCAATCAACAGTGGAGTTAATTTCCCATAAGCTACTCCATATAGTTCTCCAGCGTGACCTTCTCCACCACTCACTACCTCATCTACAACCCCAATTACTTCTTGAGCAATTAAACCAATACTCTTTTCATCCCCATTTCTACCGTCTTTCCAATCAAAATATCTACCCTTTAATTGACTAACCTTATCCAAAGCATCGTCAATAGTTGTTATATTTTCTTTTAAAGAGACATCTGATATATCAGTAAAACCTGTATTATGGGCAATGTATCCAGTATATGTTGAACCTGCATCAAAATAGATAGTACTACCAGTTGTCCTAAGAGTAGGATATGTATCTGCACCATATCCTGTTAAATCCCCAGTCATCTGAAGATTACCTTGTACTCCACTACTACCATATGCTTTGGTTTTAATATCGCCATAGAAATTGGCATCTTGGTTAGTATCAATTACTAAAGACAGAACAGCATTGGCAATAAAAGCGATAGACCCATTACTGCAATAAATATTAAGACCACCTGCTCCAGCATATGTTGTATGATCTGTACCGCTTTTCCAAATCTCCCCAGTACCTGAGTTTGAGATAAGTCTAATGTCAGCATATTGCGTTTGGGTAGCACTTCCTATATCGTGTAACATAGAAGTCCCTGTCCCAGCAAATACTGAAGTGCCATCACCTTTAACTCTAAAAAGAGTATTAGACCCATCAAAATCTTGAACGATTAATGAATCAACATTACCATCGTCACCTGCCCTAATCATTACTCCGTGTCCATCGTATGAATGGTCATTTTGAATTTTCATAATATAATTAGTAGTAGAATATTCAACAGTCAGAGCCATTGCCGCATTTGGAGCTGTGCCACAAAGACCAATATTACCAGCAAATGTGGCGTTTTGAGAAGCATCCAATGTGAGTGCTGTTGTACCTCCATTAGTTTTGAATACTAAATTTTTTCTTAAAGCAGTTGTAACAAAAGCAGAGCCATAACTGTATATTGATGCTAAATTTGTACCATCATTATCATTGTATGCAATATATGTACCATCATTACTGGATGACTGTAGATGAAGTCTTGCACCTGTCCCTGACGCAGTAGCATTTAATCTAAGATTACAATTACCTGAAGATGCTTGTGCATCAATCGTATATCCACTTGAAGCGGTTTTACCGACTCCAAGTTTAGCAGTGCCAGTAGAAAGAGTTACATCACCAGCAAATGTGGCGTTGCCACCAGATTCAATCGTTAACCGAGTTGATGCACTTGTTCCTAAGTACATTGCCCCTGCTTCTCTATTCCAAATATATAAATCACTCCCGTAAGCAATTATATCAGACCCGTCAGAAGAAGCTGAGCCAGTTGTATTGTTTGTTAAATGAAGATTACACGAACCACTTGCTTCGTGAATATGTAAAACTTTCTCATATGCGGTAGTAGGACTGTCAATTCCAATTCCGACATTGCCTGTTGAGTCAATAGTCATTCTTTTTACTAAAGTTGTTAAATTAGCACCACTATTAGTTAAGAAATGAAGTGCCCCAGCGTTAAAATATGGTGTTGAGGTTGGTTCTGCATATATTGCCGAAATATTATAATTTGTACCACCAGCAGAATTTGCAGTTGAAAAATCAATACCATATAAATCATTGATAGAATAGCTTCCAGAGGCTTCCTTAGCAATCAATATTCCCTTATTTGATGTTGTGTGTGAAGGAGATGGATTTTGAGAAGTATCAAAATCTCCAGCAATTTCTAATCCAGTAAGAGCACCAACTGAAGTAATAGCTCCTTGAGTTGCTTGAGTTGTTGCAGTATTCGGTGCTAATCCAGCTATTGTTGCTACCGTTCCTGCTTGTCCAGTTGCGTTACCTGTGACATTCCCAGTTAAATCCCCAGTTATCGCACCAGTGAATGATGCAGTACCGCCGACGACAAGCTTATGTGTGCCTGATACGGCAGTGGCTACACCTAAAGAGCCTACTTGGTATCCTGTGGCGGATTCAGATAATTCTATGGGGGTAATTGCGTCGGCTACTATATCAGCAGTGGTGATACTATCATCTGCAAGCTCTGTCGCAGTAATAACACCAACGCCTACCTTAGTAGCGACTTTGGCAGGTTCATTTCCGAGGTAGAAACCCATTAGGTTATCTCCATATACGAAAGAGCACAGTCACAAGACGTACTTGCGCTGGCGTAAGCCTTCAATATGTCACTCGATTCTAAAATTAATTTATTCCCAGCCATAACTTCCAAAGAACCTCCTTGTGGAATTGGAGCACCTTTTACAAAAGTAATATTGTCACCATCACTATTCTCGATCAGAACAGTTACGGTTATTGAAGTACCGGACGTATTGGCGAACGTCATGCCTATTATAACAGTTTTCTCACTACCGGAACTGCTCGGGGCTGTGTAAAGTGTCTTGTTAAAAGCACTCCCACCAGAGGTGGTCATATTCAGCTTGGTTGCGAGTTTGAATGTATTAGCCATATTGTTTCCTTATCCAAGGGCAATCGCTAAAGCTGTGATGTCCGCACTTACAGCCTCATCGTCCCGAATTTGCTTTATGTTATTACCACTGTCCCTGAAAAAGAGCTTTTTATCCGCATAGTTAATTGCCAACTCTCCATAGTCAAGATTTGACGTAGTGGGTTCAGCGTCCGTCGTTGCACTATTAAAGAGCTTTAAAGTATTTTCTTTAGCCACTAAAAAGTGCCACCACTAATGGTAGCATCTACAATAGCACCACACCGTACTGTTGCCAACATTGCAGTGGTAAAAGTCGCTGTTGTGCTGGGTTCAGTCGTCATAGCATTAACAAATGTCCAAGGCGTACTGTCACCTGTATTCGATTGATCTCTAAATATACCTGAATACTTTGTACCTGTTGCTACATACTTCCCATAAAACCCGAAATCAGCAGAATCGGCAGAGTTGGCTTGCGCTAATTTGATGTTAACATCTCCAATCGCAACTTCTGTCGAGGTTGCGGTGGTGGTATCGCCGTTCACGATGAGGTTTCCGGTTATAGTAACGTCATCTGGCATTCCTATTGTTAAAACATCACCATTCATAGCGGTTACCACTTCATTTGCGGTTCCCTGAATGGTTAAAGTGTCGCCAAGGTCAATGGCAACGCTTCCGGTGTTTCCTGCTACAGTTACAGTAGAGTTGGCTAATTTAGCATTGGCTATTGTGCTGTCAACAAGATCACCGCTTACAATAGACGTTGTTAGGTTTAGCTTTGAATAAGCGATACCCGCCGATGCGTTTACATCCGCATTGACTACAACACCACTTGAAATAGAAGCAACACCAGTTGACGTAATCGCTATATCTCCAGATAAGGCTCTGTTAAACCACTTGCTCGTACCGTCGTAAACCGCTATATGTCCACCAATCAACGAAACAGTATTATTAATGTTTGTATCATTAAGGTCAGCAAAGTCATCTGCCGTAGCCATCTCAGCATCTACATAGGCTTTAATTGATTGCTGGGTGGCAAGTGAAGTGGCACTCGCAGAACCTCCACCTAATGTGTCTTGGTCAAGGATTGGTGCTCCGACCCAAGCCCATCCACCTTGCGATGTTGAATTAGCGATATAAAAACCATCATTAGTTGTTCCAAAGATGGGTTCACCTAAACCGCCGGGTGTTAATGTGGTTCGACCTGTGTCTGCTCCACGTTTGATTTGGATTGTGTTACCCATTAGAAGGTTCCTCCGTTAATAGATTTATCCGTTAATTGTGTTTGTAGGCTTGAATTTAATAACACATCGTTAGATGCTGTACCCCCGAAAGCCTTACCATCGAGGTTGTTAATTTCTAAAGCACTGGAGGTCACTAAAGAGCTGTTTAGTCGCAATCCTTTATCTGCCCCATTATGAGTTGTTATGTTCATATCGTCAGAGGATAGCTCCATTGAACTCTGCACACCCTCGCCATCAACTACTCGTTTTAAGTTGGTCTCAAGACCCTCATTATCATTGGCTGAGTCATGCACAGTCAATAAGTCCTTAAAGACCAGTCCCGGTACTTTCGATCCTATCCCTGCCATAGTGTTATGAATCTCTCATATTTATTATGTTTAAACTATTACTTCCGATTACGTTTTTCGTACTCTTTCATGACCCGCTTACCGTATCCCGGGGCAAGTAACGGTGCATACTTGTCCAATGCTTTTGCTGGGTCACTTTTCATATCTAACCAGTACAGATGCTTACCAACTATAGGTATGTGTCTTATGGATTTTGCACCCCTCTTTTTAAAATCTTTTAGGGCTCGTTTAAACATCTCGTCTGAATTTTTATATTTTTGTATCCTCTTATTAAAAGCAAACAAGTCCCTCGCCGGATCATCAATCCAGTCAATTGGCATCATGATCATTTTAATGATAGCCTCGCTTGGTTTGCTGTGTAAGAAGTTGTAATAGTGATATCTACTTAACATCATCAGTTTCAGTATGTTGCTCAAGACAAGATCGTTTATTGGTGTTTTTCTTCCAGCCATCCAATCTTTAATTGTGTCTGCCCCAGCCTCTGCCATAGCCAATATACTCCCAAGGACTAAGAATCTATACATAGACTGAAGTCTCTTGTGCTTTGCCTTTATATGCTTTCCAGCCCTATGTAATGCCTCAGCCTCATTCTTTAATATCTGTGCCTCATTCACAAACAAGTCCAGTCTCTTAAGTGCAAATGTTTTTAACATGTAGAACAGTCTCCTGCCGTCATTATATCTTAAGTACCCAACTGGTAATTCGCTGTCAGCAACAGGCTGAACATCGAGCAACTCAGAATAGGCAAGTAACTCGGTAAGCTCGGTAACCTTCCCACTGGCGAGCTCCTTAACGAGCTGATTTAATTCTTTTCCGCTGAACTTTCTGGTTAGGCGTGCGTACATAAGCCTCGTATTCTTATTATCCTTACCCTTCATAGCCATCTTGGCTTGCTTCTCATACTTCTTCATAACCGTGTTGGTTAATGTTTCCTTGCCAATCGCGTCCATCTTTTTTAAGAGAGTCAGTTTAAACACAACCCGACCAACTCTCGATAAGGCTGTATCGCTCTCATTTAATTCCCTTAAGATGGTGTCATCTAAACCTAAATTCTTCAGCTTATATTTATTTAATCGGACGGTAGATAACATCATCTCCTTTAATACAGATGCGTAGGTTCCGGGTCTAAGGTATCCAAGGAACTTACCCTGCCCCTGTCTGTAGACACTAACCCCTAAGTCAGCGAGCTGTGTTACCGCAGAAAAAACACTCCCCATAGTTGTTATGTACCCAATGTTTCTAACACCATTTAGAAGGGTTGGCATGCCAGCTTTATTAAAATAAGCATTAAACAGGGTTCTAATTCTTGTCTCTTCCCCTATTGTTTTGAATGCTCCATGTTCTGCCTGAAGTTGCATTAACATACCACCAACCTGATCCTCCATACTCATGTATGGCATTCCAGTCCTGACCTGTTCATCTTTTCTTAAAACCTCAATAGCCTTAATGGCTTCTGATGATTTTCTATTCGTGTATACAGTCAATCCGTTATCTTCATTGCGTAAGAACACTCCAACCTTATTATCGAATATTCCAACACCCTTAATCTTCTGTCCTTTTGGGATTGACCTTAGTGTATACCTGTTTGGTTTACCACCAAGCCACTGAGCCAGAGCGACCATCCTCGACATATTGCTTCCATAATTAATAAGGGATACATTTGGGTCAGCATAAAACCTAAGCTGATCGAGACCTATGACATCAATTTTTCGTGATTTAGTCCAGTCGGCAAAGTTCACAGTGTTCAATCCCTTTACCTCTCTCATTATATAATTAGCAAGAGCGATCTGCTCTTCCTCAGTTAAACTTCTCCCCCTAAGAGCCTCAGCGTCTTGGATAGCTTCTGTTAACTTGCTCTTTTTACCAGAGGAGGTTATCCCATGAACGTATTGCAGAAAAGCGTCATAGTCAGACACCTGCCTTGGGAAGTGTGTCTCTATGTGACCTAAGTCTATTCCAACGGCGTGGGCTTTTTCATGCATACTCTCATGAGCAACTTTCCATGTTTCGTACTGTTTAAACGCACTGCGACTCAGGATCGATTGGATGGTAGCACTGTCCCCATTTAATAGAGCAAGCTTAAGCGCAACGTAGTTGGCTTTCTTTCGTCTGCCGATTGCCCTGTTTTTTAATTTTTTTAGTGAGGTAGCAAATGGGATTGCGGATTTCATATACTCATCCACGAGCCTCTTCTCACCCCTTTGAAATTTAACTACGTTCTGGGTTATCTTAGGATTGATCCTATTGACTTGTGATGAGAAGGTCTTGAATATGTCCCTGAGCTGTTTTGGTTTTGTGGCTCGCTCGTTCTTCTTGGCTCGCCTTAATTCTTTTCGGGTGGGTGTGCGTCCAAACTCTTTGGCGTATTCTTTTTGTTTGGTTGGGGATAGGGAGTAGCCCTCCCCTTTTTCTAACTTAGACTTGAGATCACTATATGATCGTTCACCTGATTCTGATTGGTATCCGAGCTCTTTAATCCTTTCGACCTCTGAGAGCCAATAATCTCTTGCGATTTTTCTTTTGTCTTTATCGGAGAGTTCTTCCGAATTAAGCTTGGGGTCGGTAGCTTCTCTAAACGAGATACTGCCCGTTGAAGTTCTTGTTGAGTCATCTATAATTCCTTTCTCTTGGAAATTTACGAAGTTTTTGCCATCTTGATCAAGTACAATTAACCGTGCGTTAGACCCCCTAATTTCAACCGTATGGTCAACACTCTTATCTAACAATTCTTGAGATATGGATTTGAGCTCATCCATGTTTTTAATTTTAAATTCATTTATATATATAGAGTCATTCTTACCTGTACTTGGGTCAAAGTGTAATACGCTAAACTGATTACCAAGCAGTCCAGCATAAGCGATATATAACTCTAATTTGTTTTGGTCTGGATTTTCAGCAGTAAAAACAACACTATTCTCTTTACCGTATTTATCAGTAACCGCCCCAGCTTGGGCGATTCTTCCATTAAGTCCCAACTCTTTTGCGATATCCGCAAGGGCTGAAACGTATGCGTGTTCACGTTCACTATTAATAGAATCAAACACTCCAGTTACACCCACTTCACCTTTTCGTCTATATGAAGAGAACACCTTGTTTGGATCAGCCCTTTCGTCAAAGGTAGACTTTTTCCCATTAATGAACTTCCTAATCTCACCAACTATTGGAGATTCATTTGAAGCTAAATATAAGTTAGAGCTCGTTGCTCTTAATTCTCTCGAACGAATAAAGGTTCTGGCGTTGTGTGAAATACTTGGATCAATAGACTCTGTTAAAGACTCAATCTTAAACGGTCTTGGTAGTTCCTTAATATTCTTAAAAACAATTTGTGCTGGATATGTTGGATGCTTGACAGTCCTATTGTCGCCAGTTAGTACCTTATCGAACTGTGCTACGTATAACACCTTCCCTCTGGTTAAATTTATATCAGGTTCAGATACAGACCTCTCAACTTCTTTTCTTAATTCTATTAAGGTCTTTCTATTCTTTTTTACTCGGCGATTGTTTATCTTTAAAGCTACCTTTAAGGCTTCCTTGAATCTTGGATTAGATTCACTTGATGATGATTTTGGATACTGATAAACAATAACCACATCATTACCTGCTTTTGCCTGATTTTCTAATGCAGTTGCACCGCCTACGCTCAATTGCCAACCGTTGTGTTTTTCGGGATATCTTATACCTTCAATAGACCTCTCACCCTTAACATTCCTTGCTATAGCATCACCACCAATCACAAATATTCCACCCTCCGCATTAGCCCCCATCGAAAACATCTCCATTTGCTTGTTTTCCGTGGGAACCTCACGAGCCATAAACTTCAATTCTTTTTCTATCTCAGTCTTATTATTTTCATAAAACTGCAAGTCTTCCACAGAAGTTACATCCTCACTATTAGCTATTCTTTCTGCGAACGATCTTATATCACTTCTATCTATAGCCTCAGTTGGCTTTGCTTGTTTTTCAAGTATCTCCATGCCATCAATGAGGTTTGTACCATCATCAAGTGCCAACTCACTTTTAAAGGCATCTAAAATATTATCGGGTATTACCGTATATGCGGGCAGAGCAACATCGTAGCCTAAGCTTCTGAGTAGTGACTTGCTGAATAGCTCCGCCCCCCCATACGGAAGAGACTCACCGCGGTTTTGAGCCTCTATCTCTACAGCATTTAACCAGCTATCGATAGCTCCTCTAAGTTCCTGATTAACTTCAGGAAGTCTGGAGTAGACAGCCTCTGCTGTATCTTCAAGGAAATCGGATTGGGTAGCGTTTGGTGATAATAACACACGTCGCGTACCGTCCTCGAATTCATAGTTTGTTGCTTGGACTGTAACTGCGTATCTGTTGATACCGTCATTGACATAACCTTCTTCCCCTTCCTTGATTAGTGCGTCCTCAAACTGGGATGGATCATATCCTACTTCAACCAGTTCTTGTTCGCTTTTGATATCTTCTATTGCGGTATCGGAGAACCCAAGTCCGATCTTATCTTTATACTTTGATAGCTGACCTACTCGTTTAGAGAATTCAGCTTGTTCTTCATTTGCTGGCTTTTGTATTTGATCTTCTTTTGCCTGTTTGATAGTTTTGTACTTCTCAATCTCTTCATTAACAATACCATCAACCTGCCCCTTAGTTAATTGACCTACAGCACCAAAAGTACCCCCAAAAAACGCACCAATTGCGAATGCTTCTTTATCCGCAGGGGTGGACAACAATAAGGCATCCATAAAATCTGGGTCTGGTTGACCTGTGGCTGATGCGACACCCTGTGTTTGAAAGAAGTTCTGTACAAGCTCTTCTGCACCCTCCATAGTAGCAACAGTACCGACTGTTCCAATACCTCTTATAAACTTTGATAGCGGTTTACGCATTGCCGGGTTCACACCAGCAAACGCCAATCCAAACTGGACAGCGTCAGCCCCAACTAAAGTTAAATTCTTTTGGAACACACCACTGGCTTCTTCACCAGCAACGTCTTTACTTATCCCACCCTCTACTAAATTCTTATAGGTATCAGACGCTTCCATAAAGCTCTCAATAGGTCTCATGGCAAGAGCGCCCATAACAGCACCTTTTATACCTTTGTAAGCCCTTGCTATCTTTGCACCGGGAATCATTAGGGTTGCCATTTGTGGAATTTGAGATGCAATCTTTGTACTGTAGAAGCTTGGGTTTTTGAAGTCACTCCATTCAAATTCCTTACCAAGCTCTGGTATATAGAGGTCATCCATGTTCTCCTCAAACCAATCAGAGGCAAGCTCTATATTGTTTATAGCGCCTTCAGGTAGTGGCTCATCAGCAAGACCGTTTAACCACAGAACTCCATTAGCGAGATTGTCACCAAGGGCATTTAATCCATATGTGAAAGAATTTGCTGTCTCTTCTGCTAATCTCTTTGTTTCAGAAATAGCCTCAGGGTTATCTTTTACAAGTTTACCTATCGCGCTTTTAACTTCCTCTAAGGTCTGTCTACCATTCTTGATAGCCTTATTAACAATAGACTCAGCTTTAGGAATATCTGCAATGAGATCGCCCTTGTTCTTTTCTATTTCTTTGGAGTTGTTTAAACGCTCTACAGCACCTTCAAACTCTTGGGCTTTCTTAGATCGGTTTATCTCACCAGCGTAATTTTGGACGGTAGGGTCGTCTTCAGGGAGACCTGTGTACTGCTTTGCAAATGCCAGAGAGTCACCCTTAGTGGATTCCCATATATTATCTACAATGTGATTAGATGCTTGCTTCCCAACTTCTGGGTCGCTATAAAATGCATAATTATATTGGGCTGGGTTGCCATTGGCATCCCTACCCGTGAAAGGTTTTCCTATTTCAGCGCCAAACATTTCAGCTAATTCAGGAGTCCATAGATGGTTACCGTACTGGTTTTGGTTAGCAGACCCCTTCTCGAACAGCCTTACGGTGTTGTAAAGAAAACCGTTTTTTTCGTTCATTTCTTTTTATATTTATTTAGACTTTCTAAATCGACCCTCTTCGTCCCAAACCCACCTCGTTTAAACATTCCTCCAATTTGTTTTAAAGCCATTTTTCTCTTTTCTTTATTTTCAATACCTATGGCTTTATCTTTTTTAGCGTTTCCTGTAAGTATACCAGTCCTTCCAAATACATCTTTAACGATGTTTGAACCTTCAGCTTTACTTGGATATCTTTTGTTTTGTATAGCTCTGCGCTCTACAATACTTGAACTTGATTTAGGATTTTTTGATCTACCCGCTAATTGAATTTTACTTCTCTTAACTGGACTTGTGTTAGCAAACGATCCCATTGTTTTGCTCACAGTCCGTTTTGTTGTTGGAGTAGGTTCTTTATAATTAACAGAAGCCATTGATTTATTTCGCTGTGCGATATATGCAGGACTATTTACTAAAGCATTATGTCTTTGCTCTGCTTCATGTTTTCCCAAGGCTTCTTTTGCTTTTTTATTACTACTCTTAGCGCTTGCAATAAACGATCTATCTTTAGCGTCTTTCATTTTCTTAGCTTCAATATTTTTAGCGTCTTGTATTTTCTTAGCTTCAATATTTGCTAATTGTTGTTGCGCACCACGATTTGCTTCCTCTTTATTAGGGAGAGCAATTCTTGGCATTTCCTCACGTCTGCGCCTCTTCATCGTTTGAGCGATTTGAGTGTGTACATTTGGACTTTGATCGGGCTTTGCTTTTTGTGTGTCAATGTTTTGTTGTAGTTGGTTACGCCTCGCATCTAAACTTTCAGCATTCCTTCTATAACTGCCATCAGCAATGTTAGCCTTATCTCTATCTGATAAGCCCGGAGGTGGTTTTCCTTTTAGTAAACTGCTTTCATAAGCTTGTTTTGTCTCAGGTGTGCCAGCATACACTTTAGGCTCATTACCCTGATTTGGAAGTTGACTTTTTAGAAAAGCTTTTTCTGTCTCAGGTGTGCCAGCATGTATTTTTGAAGTCTGAGCCTGATTCGTTACATCCATTGGTAAACCCGTTGGTGTTTCTTTTATGACTGGCTTCATTGGTTTAGATAGGTCAGTCTTTACTTTTCCACCTCCAGCGTTAGCAATAGGATCAGTGACCCCTGCTGGATTAGTGTTGGTCTCAACCACATTGTTTTCAATATTTTTCTTGATTATATCTCCCTTCACCTTAGGGGGCGTATCACCAGAGTCACCTTTTAAGTAGTCAGATGCACCTTTATATAATCTCTTAAGTATACCGGGCTTTGGGACTGGTGTACGATCATCGGTGGCTATATCTGTTTGGTCGAGTCCAAGAAGTTTTCTTTGAGAGTTTATATATTCATTACTCGATTTGTCAGACTCATACTGCAACTTGGTTATTTCTTGGTCTCTTAAGTTACCTTCGCCGTCATCCTCCCTTACAAAAAATTTATCCTTCCCATCAACCTTCTTTGTAAATAATTCTTTCTGTGCGTTCTTACCCACATAAGCTTGAGCGTCTGTTTTTCGTTTTGCTTCAGCGTCAATACGTGCGTTCTTATGGGCAAGCAACTCCTGTAAGGGAGTTCTTTTCATTCTTTTTGTTCCGTGTTGATATTCCATATAATTACCTATTTTTTACCAAGCCAGTCAAAGAGATAGTTTCCACCCTTATCTTGAGCACCAAGTGCACCCATGCCACCACCAAGTAAATCCGCCCAACCTTGTGATTTGGCTTGACCCTGACCTAACTTAAATTCTGCCATCTCTTGTTTTCTCTTCATTTCATCAAGCCTTTTCTTTTCATAGAGCTCCCTTGAGCGTTTTTGGATCATCTTATTCTTGTCCATCTCGGCGCCCATCTTTGCCTGTGATCCGATAATACTGCTACCCATATTTTGACTCAACAGACCAGTGTCTATTTGAAATTTTGATCTGTCGGTTTGATCTGCTATCTGACCTGTCGCTGTATTGAGACCCTTATTAACATCAGCGTCGGTCATGCCTTTCTTTTTTAGGTAATCCATATACTTCTTCTCATGACCCTTACCAATCCCAAATGCGTCCATCGCTGGGGCGACCAATCCTGCCCCGGCACTAAGTAATGCTCCCCACATATTATCCTACCCTCGTTGCTGTTATGTAATACAAAACGCCCGCCTGATCTTTTATATATAGGCGACCTTCATCTTGGGTTGGTTCACTGGGGCTTAGTTGCCCCTTCGTTAGACTTGTAAACTTAAAGTCTCCCATACCCATCTCAGTATTACTTACTCCTGATTTTGAAAAATTAATTGAACTCTGTTTCCTGTCGAGATCATGCTTATATGCTGTTTTACTTGCCATCTACCTCTACCTCTATTTTACCGATTTCTAAATCCGTTGATGTTGAGGCACTTGTGTATACCTCAACCATTATACTATTTGCACGCCTACCAACCTTAATACTATCATACTTGTCTTTAACAACCGGAGGGTCTTCAACGACCATATTCTCCGGCAGAGACCCGCTCCACAATACAGTGGAACCATCTCCGTTACTATAAATCTTGGCGGACACTGTTTCTGAGCTTTTATATCGAGCATTGAATCGACGGACGGTAGTATTGGTTGACATATCGGTGAGAGGTATCCATCCTGTTTTCCTTTTCACAGAAAACGACTCAGAATCAGCTCCGCCTAAAATATATACCGTGGAATCTGCCATTACGTATCTACCTCTATTTCTATGCGCTCAATCCTAACATCAGCATTAGACGATTGAACAGTCTCAATTGATAGTAGAAAATACTTAACCCTCGTACCTAACCTAATACTTCCGTGCGTTGGTGTAGATGAAGATGAAAATGTTTTTGTTGCCACTGGTGTGGTTATATCCTCGTTCGAGTACACCTTCATAGTTAGATCATCATCGCTCTTATAGTCCATATTTATACGTCTTATAATCGGATTCTTGCTAAGGTCTGTTGGAGATATCCAACCCGTATTCCACTTAGACTTCAACGATTCTCCACCACCATCAAGAAGATAACCAATAGATGGGAATGCTTTTGAAACAGTCCAGCTATCACTAATGCCAATATTATCAGACATTGAGACACCTTCAGTCTCAGTAGATATATCTATTAAGGTTATGGTTTCATTAACTGTATGGAAATGAATCCACACTCTCTCTGTTTTTGCTATTATATCTGAAACGGAGATAGACTCAAGAAATGATCGTATTTTTATCCATCTTCTCTGAGTTTTAGTCCACACATCTGCCAAACCAAGGCTATCATTAGATACGACAAATTTTATCCATTTGCGCTGTGTTTTAGTCCAAGTGTCACCCAATGTTAGGTCGTCTAAAGAAGTGGCGAATTTGATCCATTTACGTTGCGATAACGTACTCGTATCGACCATTGAGATAGAGTCACTGATCGTTCTTATCGTTAACCATAGACGGCTTGTTTTAACCCATGAATCAGCCACTGAAATGGAATCCGATAATGTTCTATAAAAGTATTCCCGCCACGTACTATCTGTCTTTGTCCATATATCGTTTAACGATATATTGTCAGATAATGTTTTGTATACATATGTTCTCCATGTACTCTCTGTCTTTGTATACGCATCTGAGATAGGTATGGAATCGGTTATGGTCTTAGATAGGACAGCACCCGTTATAGAGATTGAACTGTTGCTCCTATCCTTTACACTGCTGTCTGAAGTTTTACGAACCCACACATATATACTTGTACCGCTTAAAGATGATGGTATATTCCACCCAAAAGAAGAAAGAGCAGAATTAAAAAGAATATTATTAGATGTGCTAAAGGTTGTGTTTGTTGTCCAATATAAATCTATATTTGATGTGAAATTTGTTTTAGTCCACGATATTGTCATGCTCACGTTATGAGCGTATGATCCAGAGTTTGGTGCGGATAGGGTGACCGACTGCGGGTCTGTGATTGTAAATCGACCACTCTCACCAGTTGCGGTAAAAGCCATTAGTTACCCGTTATACACCACCTGAATGGTCATAATTTCCAGTTATTAGTATATAATAATCGCTGGCGGTGTCCAATTCAGTGGCTGGTGTGTAGGTGTAACTTCTGTACGTACCATCTATATTAGATGCGATAGTATCTTCAATTCCACCAGAGTCGGTGTAGAGATATAAACTAAAATAATTCCATGCAATCTGACTTCCAGCCACAGACCATGTTATAGTTTGCGAAGTCCCCTTATACCACGTAGCTCCGCTTGCAGGTACGGTTACAGATACTGTGCCGTGAGCCACATTACCCTACCGTAATTGTCCACGTTATATCAATTATATCATTAGTAGCTGGTTGAAATTTGTCTGATGCACTTAATGTGGTAGTAGCGAACGGTATACTAAAGCTCCCTGTTCCGTCATTAAGCATGTCTGCCTGATAGTTCATCCCAATAGAAAAGTCGGTTACATAATTTGTCCCAGTCATAGTAGACTCTGTCCAAGTCCTTCGTGCTGTCCATCGGGCTTGATTTGATGATGGTTGAGATTCCGCTTTACTCGAGCTACATAGAGCACCATAGCCTATTACCGTATCGTTGGTTCCGGTATACTGACTGACCTGTATTGGACTTGAGTCGAAGAATATGCCTTCCTGATTATTCGTTGTGGGGCTCCCATTTGGAGACGACCAGTTCTGATCAAGAAATATACCAGCGTTCCCACTCGAAGATACGAGATGGGCAATTATAAGTTTTTTTATCCCGGTGTTCGAGACATCGATAGTGTTTTTACGGTATACTTCTTTTATTAATTTATCATCACGGTACAGTGATAATTCAAATATCCCTATCATGATAGTGTAATCCTCCAGACAATATCCATTTGATCTCCATCGGCAAGCACGACATTGCTCCAACTTGTTCCTGTTGCATAAATTGTATTAAACGCCCCTGTGCCACTATTAGTATCTCTACCTAAAAATATCGCAGTTACGGTATAAGCCTGTGTGACACGTATCGTACCTCTCCATTCACAGTAATATCCACCACTACCGTTACTGGTTGCACCTGTCTCTACGCTACTGTCCATTCCATAGTACCCACTTAACCCACTCAGAGACATGCTGACTCCAGCAGTCCCCGCACCTATTGCGGTTAATGAGCTCGAATTGCTTCCCTGACCACTGCCATCATTACCGTGGAAGTTTGACCCGCAACTGAAGTTTATATCAGAAGCATTCATGGCATCTGTTATCTTGTCTTTCAGATTTGAGTGTATTGCGTTTGGCTGTTTAAACGTCTCTATATCGCCATTCTTCCTCTTGATCTCGCAAAACCACTGCCCCTGTATTCCCATGTTTTCTATCATAATTATGTCTCGTTATGCGTTACGTGAACCTTTAGATCACTGTCTATTGCTATCGTATCAATTGATTTCCCGGCGACGAATGTTAGCTTATTCCACGACTCCTGACCATTCAATATCTTAAGATAGTCTAAGGCGTATAGAGCAGTCCCCCCGCTCCCGAATCTAAACAATACCCTGTTTTTTAATGGATCATATACACCAACCGTCTTATCTAAATTAGCGGAACCTGTGTATATATCCTTAACCGCCGTTGATACTGGTACAGATTGCGATCCTGCTTTTAATACATAAATATTATCCTTGCTCGCAAAAAATATAACACCACCCGCTTCGACAATACTGTTTGGAGCCACACAACCAATATTTATATCGCTCTCCCTTAAACTATACCCTGCTGGATTTCCTGCTGGGGCGTACAGTTGATATATTCCCCTCTCCATAAAGACAATTAAATTATCTCCCAATCTCCGTAATCCCATCACCGCTCCACCTTGAGAGTCTTTAATCTGTATATAATTAGACACTGGTAATATGTCAGGTTGATTGAACTCGGAGAATATGATAAAATCATTATGCTTCTCTGCCTCATCATCAGGGTCTAAGTTTACATCTCCTGCAAAAAGTCTGCCATTCACATATGCGCCATATTTGTAGTTCACCTTATTCTTAGTGGTAGATAAAGGATGAGTTCTGTCGTCTAAGTGACCAATGTCAAAAACGTGTATTTTTATTTCATTATTAGAAAGGTACTCATAATAATATCCATTATGTAGAGCTGTAACTGTCTTATCGTAACCAGTGGTCGTAACATTGTCATTAACCTTAAGGACTCTTTTTATACTCTCTAAGACTGCTAAATCTTGAGCCCCAATAGTTGCAATCCAGTTATTCTTTTCTCCAATAGTAAAATCCCAGTATTCGGACGTTCTTGCATCATAGATGACATTATTTCCAGCATAACAGCTCGCTATACTGTAATCTTTGTCAACAAATGAGGAGTTACCGTTTGAGTCTGGGCGATAGGTAAGCCTTACGGTTGCACTTTCATTCCAATACTCCGTTGCTGTGGGTAACGTACCTGAATCTAATTTCAACAGGGTGCTCGTGTAAGTGGCTGTCGTTGATCCCATACTGTTCTCAACGATATAATTAACACCACCAAGACGTACAGAGACGGACTCTTGATCTCCATAGGTATTGCCGAATGTGTTCGCCTCTGAAATTAATGACGATAAATTCGCACCCGGGAAGTATGCAACATTACCAACATGGGCATTGCTATGTCCATCCTCACGATCAGGTGAATCTGAATCTGTGACTAAGTTAACCGACTTAATAAGCCTATAGACTGGGGCGAGGTTGTCAACCTCCGCATAGTGTCGATAGATATTTAATCCAGTTAATCGTGGATTAAAGTCATCTGTATCGACCTTAAGCGTAAAGTGAACACCCTTATCGTCGTCAACAAACTTACTCTTAAAAAATTGATCCTGAAACTGTGCCTCCTGATTACCATCGAACAGAGCCACCGCTTTATAATAATATGTACCTGTAGCATTTTTACCGACTATATCAGCAACATGTTCAAGTTCCCATGTTGAAGGATAGGTTGGACTGGCACTATCGAACTTCAGCGCATCATAGCTCAATCCCTGAGCTGGAGAAGCCTTGTGCATAAAAAATTTGCGATCAATATACTGTAAGAATCCAACATCGTTGTTATCCCCATTTGCGAATCTCAAACTATTGGATAGTGGAATGATTTGTATGTCACTTGGGGGACTTGAAGAGAGTGTCGTTAGTGCAGTTTTCGCTCCAAATGTACCATTAGCATTTACAGCAAAGGTTACTATCTGATTATTTTGTTCTTCGTATCCTACCCATATTGCACCATTTGTTAGATGGGAATCAGTCCAATAGAATAATTTTGTTAGATGCGAACCTGCTAATGTTCCCTTACTCTCTAATCCTTGTCTTTTGAGGAGCTTTCCTTTAACATCCACATCAAAATTTTCAGTATCAGAACTTGCAATTGGCGGTATATCCTCTGGATCAACATTGGTAATTAGCCCTCCGTCAAATAATGGTATTTCAATTATCATAAAACATCAATAACCTGTTCAGACCCATATAGGTGTCTGTGTGGGTGTTGTGCTTTTACTGTATCCCTATTAAACATATACCTCTGCATATGCTTATCAGATTTACTATAATCCCCTAAGTCTTCAAAAAGCATAGCCTTAGAGTAGTCAATCAGAAAAGGGTGGTATGCCTGTTGAACTGCTGGTTTATCTCCTGCGGTTGCGTGGGGATATGGGCTACCGTTAACCGTTGCTCGACCACCTAACCCAAGCTTATCCCACTGAACGAGCAATTCAGTCATAGTGTTATACAGCGACCTTTCCATTGTCTGCTCTTCGTCTATCTGAACTATCTGTTCAGTATTCACAAAGGTTCCAGATATGTCTGTAAGGACAAGAGTCCCTGTCTTGTTATCGCTTATATCTTCAAAAATAATCCCAGTCGCGTTACTTGTCAGCCCCTGAACACTTTCCCCTACTGTAAAATAATTGGATGCCAAATCCTTATAATTCAATTTCTTATATGCAGTGGCGCTATCAACTGCATTATTAACAGTCGCATTATATTTAAATTGGAGTATCCCGGTTTGAGATGGAGAAGGGTAAAGTACAATATTATTACCCTGAATATCATAATTTGTTGGGATGCCTGTGTAGTAGACATCATTGGCGTTCCTACGGGGCATTTTTTCCTTATCTCTATATGCCTTAAGAACCCTATTTCTAAATTCTATATAGCCACTAATTTCTATAAAATCATCTGGGAGAGCGATTGTATGATCCCCCGCATCAATAAATATAGATAGATTACGCTGATAACATCGGGAGTGAAAGGCGAAGTCCTGTTGGGCTTCCTCTAAATATCTTTTTGCCTTTTGCTTGGTCTCATCGGACGGCTCGAATGGTATCGATGCCCTGTCTACCATATCCGACCAAAGCATTATGCCCTACCTTGTGTACCAATACCTTTTGGCTTTTCGACCTGATATCTCTCGTTGAGTGTTTTTATCTGACTGACAGCATTTGTGTATGCAATACCAGCCCTATCAGGCTTGTTGTCCATTTTCCATAACTGGCTTTCAGCGAAATCAAGAATAGGTTCTTGTAGCGAAACATTCAGTTCACATTCAGCAGATAAAGCCTGACTAACATTTGCGACAGCACTACCTGAAGTGAACTCTAATGGATTTTTAATATACCAAACATCTACAGCCTCAACTGTGGTTGGTTCAACATAAAGAGATTCTTTGAATACGTAAGCTACTACGTTAGACGTTGATCCTGCTAAATAGGAATTCTCCAGCCTTTTAACATCTTGTGGTTCTATCATGTTTGCAAATCCAAGGGGTGCTAAAGCAAAGCTACCAGAACTTCCAGTTTTATTGTGTGCTTTCACAGCTATTACACCACCCCTTATTGGGTCGATCTCAAGGAATGCGAATGTCGCCACACCATCCGTTAGATAATTAGCCATAAAACCATTAGTGGCGTGCAAGGTGTTAGTGTCAATACTTTGTAATTCTGTTAGGTATGCGTTATCGATAAGATTAACGACAGTCCTTTGTGCAATATTAATTGATTTAATTTTTGTTGCTTGTGTGAATGATGCTTGATCAGGGTCTTCTAACCTTAGTCCGAGCATGTCGGTCATTTCAGTTCCGGTCATTTTTCTTTCCTTATTTGTTAAGTAGTCTCAGGGGAAGCCGAAGCTCCCCCCAAGAATACGTTACGTTACTGTGTTAAGTCGTTTGCGCTCCGACTACAACCCACGTGCCAGTAGCAACTGTGCAAATATGCATTTTACCAGTGGAAACATCGATCGCAATAGAACCCTTAACAGATGCATGAGTAGGCGCACCAGTTCCGGTGTAAAACCTCACTCCACCAATTTGGGTGTAAACCTTATCAGTAGCATCTTTTTCGCCCAACATTCCGACTTTTACTTTGTCAGAACTTGCTTGTGTCATTGCCATAGTTTACTCCTTATTAGTAAGCTGAGGGTAAGCCTGTTATTTTACCCATGTAGCGAGGAGCAGAACAGGTTAATGCTCCAAGCCATAGAATCTTCGCGACGCGAGCGTCTTGGTTCACTGGCTTTTGAAAGCCCTCGAACTTGAAGTTTCTCTTTCTGTGGTGTCTAAACCGGATGTAGTTCTCGTTTAAGAAGAACATCATTCCAGCAGGACAGTGATCGTCAACAACAACAGGTGTTCCGCGATACAAGAGGTTTGTAAAGCCAGCGTCTGCAAGAGACTTGCTCGAAGCACCGAAGCGTTTCTGAGCTACTAAGCTTTCCTCATAGGCATCGAATACCACTTGAGTTGTTACGATTATGGATGGTTTTTGACCATCAATGGTAAGAACACCATACGTCTCACGAATTAACTTCTGAATGAAGCTTGCGTGAGCTGTATCGGTGATGTTAGCATATGTTGGTGTACCAGACACAGCTTTCACTGAGCCAGCATCCCACCATGTGTAATCTCCACCACTGGTGTCAATTCCACCTAAAGAGCGAGCTGAAGCGATCATATGTTGGAGACCAACAAAGTCCGTTCCGCTACCAGTTTGAGTACCATATAATGAAGTACCAAACATGTCTTTAAGTGATTTTTCAGCATTCTTGACCTTAGCCTCTAATAGATCGATAACTCGTTCCGCACCGTCATTCAAAGCTTCTTCGCGCCCAGATATAGAGATTGTAGCATAACACTGTTTCCAATCGTACTCGGCATCCGTGAAGACTTCTGTAGGTGAGGTATCAAGTATATCGTATCCAGAGTAGAAACCCTTAGCATCAGCTTTAGCATATTCTACAGGTTGCAGAACTTTCATGCCAGAAGCGCCAGCTTTGGATTTTCTCAAGAGACGGTGTGTCAAGACATTGCTATTGAATATATTATCGACCATAAGAGGAATGTATTGATTCTTCGTTAAGGCTGATAAATTATCATAGTTTAAAGCCATTTGACTTTACCCCCTAAATTGTGGTTAATTATTCAAAGAGCTGATAATCCTTAAATGCTACCTCTCGTGCATGATCAAAGTCAGGGCTCTTTGTCACAGTTGGACTGTGATCACCCTTCGTCTTACTATCCACTTCAGGTATAGCCTTTAGATTTTCAGCTTCTTTCAGTTTCTTCATAGCCCTCATTACGGCGGATTGTTCAGATGCTCTTGATTGTGCAAGGGTTAGTGCGTCTTCTAAATTGGGAATATCCCGATCTACTGCTATATCTAACACCTCAGATATAGCTTCGCCATCATCCTTGAGCTCAGGGTGTGCTGTTATAAGAGAGTTTATCTCTTGGCTCACTTGATCTTTCAAGTGAATTTCCTGCAACTGAGCTTCTAAAGCGTCTACCCTACTATCAGATTGATTACTAACAGTAGGCTGTTCCTGATTATCCGCATTGTCTGAAAACTTTACGTTAGACTCTCTAAAGAATTCATGGTCTTCGCCAAGAATATCTTTCATAGTTTCCACAACTTCCTCGTCTTTCATCACACCACTGATTCTGTCGAGTTCAGTCTTAAGCTCGGACTCTCGTTGAGAGACATCCTGAGCCTTCTGAGTATTACTTTTCTGCCATTCGGACTTGTTATTGGAGTCCTTTATAGCCTCAGTTAACTGTTCGGCTGTGTAGATAGTACCATCGATTTCAACATCGTAAATACTATCGTCTTCCGTAGGAGCTGTGTCTTCTTCCGCAAGTTGCTCAGTTTCCTGAGTCTCTGCTTCCTTTGCAGTCGCTTCCTCACTGCTGGCTTCCATTACTTCTGTTACTTCATCACTAACTGGTGTAGAGACATCTTCAATGTCTTCTGTAATTAGCGAGTCAGCAACCTCTCGTGTTACCGATTCTCCGTAAGTTCCACCTTCTATGCTCTCAGTCATATTCATTTCCCCATTAGGTTAATTAACAATATGTAAGCACTGTACTATAAGAATATCTAACCACTTCTACTTCTAAAATAGCAAAAGAGGTTTTAATTATTTTTTCTTTTCACAATTTTTCTTTTTTAACCCGTGATTTATAAGCGTCCCATCTATCTGGAATATTAAGTCTTTCACGCCTACTATCGTCTTCATCTGTTTTTTTCTTACGTTTCAACCGAGCCTTCTCGGACTCTTCCCAATTCATATTTTGATATGGATTCTCTCTTCTATAGCTTGCTGTTGCTTCTTTGTTAGTTTGAGGTTTTATCTTCCTCATTTTCACTGGATTCATACCGAGAACAGAGGTTTTCATTAAACTCAAACCATGAGCCCTACTTTGAAGCTTTATATCAGTCGGTTTCTTTTTTCTTATTTTTTTAATTCTACGTTGTGGCATTTATATTGTCCTTTAAGTTTGTACCTTATCAGCTAACTCAGGATTCTCCATGAGCGTCTCATAAATCTCGTCCTCATTACCACCAAGCTGGTCGGGAGTCACCGGAGCGTTTTCCTCAGCCTCCGCTTTTGCTTTTTCTTCCCTAATCTTAGCGAGCAACCTCTCCTTGCCGGGTAGCTCCATGCTATCAACAATGTACTCTGGATCGGTTACAATGCCAAGTTGGGCAAGCTGTAAAATTTTGTTTTCGATGAACATCCTATTCTCAGGTAACATTGATCCTGCCTTTGCGCGAACTAACATGTCAACGTCACGGAACATCACACCAACCATATCACGCTGTTCAGATAAACCATCCTCGTTAATATAGTTTACACGAACAATACTGCTCCCAAGGTGTTTAAACATTGCTACCCACATTGCGCCTAATGTTGAAATAGCCTGATCTACAGATCGTGACTTGAAGTCAATCTTAGTAGTGGAGGCTTGTCTGTATATTTGAGCTTGAACGCCACTCGTGACATTAGACGAATCCTTACCTTGAGTTGACTTGTTCACGCCACTTACGGTTTCAAACACATCACTAAGAAGCTCGTAAAAGTTAAACACGTATCCGGGCATGGATGGCGGGCTCTTCATCTCAACACTACCTGCCCCCTTTTTACGTATAACCTGAGCTGGTTTATTTGTTATCTGGTTTTCCACACCAGTGCTCTCATCTATAACCCACATTGGATTGGCTGTCAGGTGGATATTATCCATAACCTGAGAGCTTATTCTATCCATGGCGAGATTGAGAGACTTTAATCTTTTAGGTTCTGGTTTGCCCCAGAACGAATGCGGTGACCCTGTGTTTTTAATAGAAACAAAAGGGAAAGGATGAGGAAGGTGGTTTTCTCTATTAAAGAATGGATACTTTGTTTGTCCATCATATAATAGAACACCATTGCTCACGATCACCTGACGCATTCCATTTGGATATTTACGCTTGTGAACCTCTTTGCCTTCGTCATCAACAACATATTCCTTAGAAGGGTCTCGCATATAACACTCGATAACAAGGGCTCTGGGCTCAAGGTCTTCCATTGCCTTTCCCATGCTCTCATAATAATTAGTTTCCTGACCTTTCGTATCCGTTACCTGAACCTTCTCACCGTCAACATCAGTTGTGCCAATTTTAGTTGCGCTAAATTTATCTAAGTCCGACATTGGTTTGACGTACTTACCGTTTTCAAATCTTTCCTTAATCTCATATATAGGCATTGGAGATACAATACACACCCACTCAGCGTTCTCTAATTTTGTAGCTGATGGGTTTACGTAGAAATTAAATGGATCAACAACATCACAGTCCGGCAGATCATCTACGTTATTCCAGTTAACCTTCATAACGCCAGTCCCATAGACAAGATAGTCAAGTAAGAATTCTGGTATAAGATTCTGCATATCCCTTATAGTCCAAAGCTCATCCATAAACGCCTGAACAGTTCCCGCGACATCACTGCCACGCTCATCCCCTGCAACTGCAATAATATCAATCTTTGGAGGTCTTGAAGATAATATTGGGATCATAGTATCAATCGCTGATGCGATCAAGTCAACCGTAATCTGGTTCTTAAACTTAGGCATGTTCATGCTTTCCCAGTGGTTTCCCTGATATAACCCCTCAGCCTCTCGCCACAATTTCTCAACGCTACCACGAGCCTTGCGTGCCATACCAAACATATTGGTTACCTTACGTACAGCGTCACTATCTTTTGTGGATGGTTGATATTTATCTAAGTGGTTTATGTTATCTGCCATTACAATTATTTCCTCGTTTTATTATTTTTAGGATGTGAACTCCCCTTCATTAAGCTCCCATCAGGCATACGATGAAAACCTTTAGGAGTTTTGTTCTTTTTAATGGAGGCTGATACACTGGCTCGCACCTGCTGTTTATTGTGATACATTTTTATTAACCGTGTGCTCCATATGGGGTGTTCTTATTGTTGATTGTCAGGTCTATGGACGAACAAGCTATATCTGATATTGCCTGATCAAACTGACATTGGGCATCCTTATTTAGTTCAATATTAGGATAGTCTTCTGACTCAAGTATGACCTCTTTCCGGTCACCCCTCTCATCAAACATTGTTATGTGCATTAATTTCTTATCCCCGTCCATGTGGAATCCATTGCTAAAAGTTTCTCAAGTTCCCTCTGTAAATAAGGCTTAACACTGTCTTTACTTGGGCTACCTATGTACATCAAACCATAACGGAGTGCGTCAGCAGAATGGTCTTCCTGTTTGGTATCCAAGTCCTCCGGTCTCTTCTCAGAGTGTACAAGCATTGGCAGAGTCCTTATAAGATTCTTACAATTCTCAAAGATTTTAAGACGTGGCTCAGGTTTATCCGAATCATTCCACTCTAAGTATTCGCGTACAACATTCCAACCGTTTATACGGTCATTGTTTGCCCTGTTAGCCGTTACTCCATCAAACTGCATTATATCTGCAATAGACATATGGGTAGGCAAGGCGTTACTCCAGTTGTTTGTGTTCTGTGGGTTTCTTATCCAACAGGCTGGATCGGCAAGAGTGTTCTGATATTTTTCATCAGCGCTGAATTCTTTTATTTTTGCCGTGTGATGTGATAGGGGTTGGCGCTTTTCATAGTGTTCCTTATATACATATGCGTCCCCATCGTAATCCACAGCAATCCAGAGACAACAGAAAGGGGCAGAGAATCCATAGTCAATAGCGCGATATCTATGCCAGTCAGAAGGAATCTTAAATGGTTTCACAACATGCTTCTCATATCTCCACCTATTAAAGTATTGCCCGCTAAATACGTCCCAGTCTCCATCTAACCATGCACGTTTAAGCTCTTCAGGTAACCCTTCAAGCGTCTTTACATAATTAGGATCGTGTTTCATTAGAGTTGGGTTGTCGTATACGCGAGATGGTATGAATATTCTATCCCTACCAGTAACTGGATCAATGTACTCTTCGTTTCGGGCGACATCTACAAACCTCTGTTTTACCCACATATGCCCGACACCTCCGGGGTTGGTTGTGCAAAATATTTGTGGAATGAGACCCTTTACCGTAGAACGGCATGTAGAGATAAGCCTAAGATAGTGCTCCTCTTCAGGTATGATAGTAAGCTCTTCAATAAGTATCTTGTGATACTCGTGACCTAAGTATTTATATGTAGCATCGCTATCTGCAAGGTGACCAGTCCGTATCTTTGCCCCTGATGGGAAATTAAACTCTGCTGGATTCCCAGTTACCTTAACACCTAAGCTCCTATAGAATTGTCTCGCTCTATCAATCCAATCTCGCAAGTCATCGTAGTTCCTACGAATAACAAGTCCCCTGTATCGTGGATTCATTAGATAATTAGGTTCAATCATCCAAGCTAAACCAGCCTCAGTCTTACCTCCGCCTCTTGCTCCTCCATATAAGACTTCAAATGCTGTCTGTTGAAGGGCGGTTGTTTGGGCTCCCTTATGAGGTTTCCATAATATTTTTTTGTTATCTATATTCATATCTTATTTGTTAAAAAAGAGGGGGGGGTTACAGAACATAAAAATGTCTGTGAGTGACTAACTAACACATATAGGCGGATACGGGACGATCGCACCGGGGATAGGGGGGTCGCTTTCACCCCTTTTTATCCTGCGGGGAAGGGAGAGGTTGAGAGGACATTCCTACCCAATTATACATAATGTCTATTATGCACCATTTCAATGGCTACGCCTCAGCGCTACCATTCAATATTGTCTTAACGGTGGACTCGGCTACCCTATCTATCTCTTCCCTCTTCACTGTCCTAACCCTCTTCTCTGGTAATACAATGACACCTTGGGTCAATTCACCCTGTACTTCCATCTCAATAGCCTTGAGGTGAGGAGCAATCCTATCGACCATCATCTTAATGGCTGTCCATTGGTTTGTGTCGCCATCAGTCATGGCTGTATCCATGATCTTTTGCAACAATACTGGTGTCTGAGGATGCTCCCTGATCCACATTCCCCATGACTTTGCCAATTTATCTGTTTTCTTCATACTTCTCGCTCCAAAAATTAAAAAATGTGCATGGTAAGGGTTCAATAATAGCTTACGAAATGACTCTAAACTACATCATTCACTAATCTTTCTCACGACCAACAATACAAACTATTTTCATCATTATAATAATAATGCTTGCAACATATGTAACAAATGTTATACCTTTCTGGTGAAGTTATTAGACAATTAGATGGTTTTGCCCGGTGCATCGAGGGAATACTCCTCGACAAAACCTTGAGTGAAGACAGCATCTTCACAATAAGTGATCAAGAAGGAATCCATGACCGACTTACTGAGCAGAGCAGTCTCAGGTAGTTGCAGATTAACATAAAGTCAGACACTGGCGGTTATCTCAATAGGATAGACGATCACTATAATACCTAATGTTTGTGTAGGGCTGGAATGATCAGTCATTATTCAATTCGCTATTGACCAGCCCACTACGACACAAAGTCGTTACACAAGTAAAACAACAGGAGACTAAAATGAAAATAACTCAAAATCTTGAAACAGATGAAGTGAGAAAATGTCATACTATTGAAATCAAATTATCCAATGGTGATGAGATTTGGATTTATGATGATAATGATGGATATGGTTCAGTCGATATTGACAGACATGACCATGGTGACACGTCGCTCGTGACTTCCTCTACAGAAAGACCAAGAAGTGTCCGGTGTGTCAGTCTATCGAGGTGGGATGGTAATGATACCTATCGCACTACTGTCGAAGTAGGTCACTTTTTCGATAAACAATAAACCTGAATGGTTCAAGTGGGTGGTTCGATTCCACCCACAGGTTCTACAGCACAAGCTGTAACACACAAACAAAAAAGGAGATATTATGAAAATTGACACACGAGAACAGTGGCTACATGAGATTGCTAAAACGATTAATTTGACACTGTTTAAACGGCGTACAATCAGAGGTTTCAAAGTTAAACCATTAAATCTCAAATCGGTACAGTTCAACATGGCATACAGCCCAAACCAGAGGGTTAAGGCTCACTCACATAATGGTGGAGTTGATGTTAAACTCGGTCACATCGGACAGTGTCACTACGACTATAAAGTTGGTAACGACAAGTTTGGTACTGAGATATTCATAACACCCAATCTAACTAACCAAGTTCAGATCATTGGCGTGCTGATCCATGAGATGATTCATGCGATCACAAAAGGTCATGGTCACAAGAATGCGTTCAGGTGGGTTGCAGTGGATGTTGGTCTTGGAGGTAAGATGACAGCCACGTCAGTGGGTGCTGATCTGAAAAAAGAGATCAACAAATGGATCAAGACGCATGGTAAAATGCCCCATAAGAAATGGATTCCTAATACCAGAGGTAAGCAGACCACAAGAATGCTCAAGGTGTACTGTGATTGTGGGATTATCGTAAGACAGTCGCGCACTTCAATTGAAAACTACGGGACACCAATTTGTCCTGAGTGTCACGAGAATATGGAGGTGGCGGAATGAAATGGTACGAGAAACTCACAGTGTGGTATGTCTGGACAACGTCCTGCTTACTGCTTGGAAGATTCATTGAATGGTATGTCACCAAATAGCTCAGGCTTGGTAGCTATGGGGAGGTTCAATTCCTCCCCTGAGTTCAATCGGTTACACAAAGTAACCGTTTACACAAACAAACAGAAGGAGACCAATCATGCATGGATTAAGCACGATTAAGAAACAGAATAAGTCAACCCATAACCCATATGATTCCCAAGGTAACAAAGTAACTGGAGAGTGTTTAAACACCTTCCAAGCTACGATGATTGCAGAGGGACATTGGGAATTGGCTGGGTTTATTGTGAGTGAGTTAGGCGTAGATGAAGCTAACTCTCTTTTCATTAAAGCAAACCAGTACCTCATTGATACTGGAATTGCTTGGAAACTCCAAGGTTACTTTGGGAGACAGGCGAGATTACTGATTGACGCTAAGGTTTGTCATGGGACAAAGAGAGGTTTAGCGTGATCCAGAAAACCAAAGTTAGATCGTACATCAACGATCAGGGACTGTCAGTATCAGCGGATGCCTATGATGGCATCAATAGATTACTGGCAGAGGTGTTGGATCAGGTCTGTTTAAACAGTACCGAAGACAACATGAAAACGATCATGTCTCATCATTGTGTTCTCAAGACCAAGGTGGTCACAGAGAAGGCAAAGAAGGATGGCGTGAATCTCAAACCGCAATTCTACAAATGGGCAATGACAGTTCAGGGCTTTTGCCATGAACAGGCTGTTGCCTTAAGTAAGGAGGTCTGACGTGAGTACAGAAAAGAAAACTCACAGATATGAGGGCTTCACAAAAGAGGAAATGGATCGGTTTGTGCGCATAGTTTTCGACCTTGAAAACGACTCAGCGGAATGTGACAAGTGTGGGTTCTCACAGGATGTAGAAACCGATGCCGATTATCCTTGCCCTGAGTGTGGCGAAGGAAGATTAACATCATTAATGAGAAAGGCAGGTCTTATATAGGATAGCTTGGAGCACGCCCCGGTTCAATTCCGGGGCTATCCTCAATGGCAATTAAGCCATTACACAAACAAACAAAAGGAGATAATATGTCATTATCAGGAAAACAAGAAGAATAGGAAGGAGGTAAGATGATAGAAGATGTAACGAAGTATGTCGTCTTTGACGATGGATTGGACAAGCACATACTAACTTTTCCAGCGTATGTGACCCATAGAGAGTTCGCTGACAGTCTTAAGGAGTTATCGGATGGGATGCTTTATCCCATTTCCGGTGGATTCATTGAGAACGGTGAGTGTGTTGGTGAAAGTGTTAGTCTTCGCCTGAAGTCAAGGGGCGAGAAAGACACATCACTACTGCATAAGTTATTGGTGACAGTTTAGATTATATTGGGGTGGTCATCAGCTAATTCTGAGGAATGGCATGTACAATCCACCCACAAAATCCTTGGACACCGCAAAGCGATGGTGTTTAAACAGGCTTGAAGCAAGAAAACGAGGGTTCATGATCCATCGTAATCCTTTGTGGAGCCACCAAGGTAAAATTTGGACAATTAAGTCCAAAACAAACAGAAGGAGTATCAAATGCAATTCGCAGATGCTAACAGCCTTAGCTTTGTCTCAAGAGGGATAAAGAAGGGCTCCCAAAGAAAGCGCACATGGATGAATGCCATGGACATTGGAGATGCTAAACTATATTCTACACTAAGCGAGACAATTCTCGGTAGAGTGAGGAATCAGGTTAGTAAGTTCAATAAGCTGAATGGGAAAAAGCTATCGGTAAGGAAACTTACTGGTGGTGGTTTTGCAGTGATCCGAAACGCCTAACGATAGGCTGAAACCCTGAATGGTTTACCCGAGGTTCGATTCCTTGGCAGGGTTCTATTGGTCGCGCAGTGTGACCAATGCACAAACAAACAAAAAAGGAGAATCTTATGGAGATTCAATTAAGAATAATAAAGGAATTCACTTGGGATTTGAAAGTCCCATATCCCGCAGTAAGAAAGGAACTTCAAAAGTACGACTTTAAGGGTGAACATGAATGGCAAATTAAGGACGCTATTGAAGAACATCTCAGAGACAATGGTTGGGGTATAGTCAACGATCAAGTTGATATGCATAACCTTGACGATGGTCTTAAGACTGCAATCGTAGATTGTATCGATGAGATAATCAATGTGGATGTTTTCCAATTGCATGCGGAATACGAATGGTTATGTGACCTCAAGACCGCTGTACATAAGTGGGAGATTGGTTGTTATGTCGATTTCTACAACGATGAAAGTGAGGTGGTCTCATGATAGGAATACCTAAAGGATTCAAAAAGTCTGGAGTCAGGAAAGCGACTGTAGATATAACTGATATTGAAGGATGGATACTTTCCAAAGGGCAACGGTTCATTGTCTTGGAAATGAAGATGAAAAGACCGTCCGGTTTCCCGGTAAATATTGCAATAGACAATGGACTTGAAGACGATGCAATGTTTCCCATAACAGCAATAAACGAGGATGACTTTGATAATTCAACGGAGGTGGTGTGATGGAATTAAGAATAGACGCTCAAGATGTGAAGTATTTTTATCACACAGGAAGTAAGAGTTTCTTTCAAGAGCAGAAGTACAGATTCGAAGAGACTACCTATAAGGGTGTCCCTTTTAATCAATGCAAGGACGGTAGAGTCGCATTGTTTACTACAACCTTTGTAGATGCCTTAGTCATTTACAACTGGTTCACTAAAAAAGGTTATCAATCTGCAATATTAGCTGATGCTGATGGTGATTTTGATTGGGTGGTTTGGATAGATAAAGACCCTGATGACTATATGAACAGAAGTAACGATACCTCTTGGTATGATGAAGAAAGTGAGTGGTAATGGACATATGTAATAATCACACATTCGGATTAATTATAATCCTTGCAGTCGTAATGGCTGGGATTATTTTACCAATGATTAACAAAGAAAGCGAGGTGGAAGTTGTTGAAAAATAAGCTGGTCAGAGCCTACATAAGTAAAGGTACTGAGCACGTAATTAAGATTCGTGCTGTGCAATTAAGCACGTCCCAAGAGAAGCTTATTGGTCACATTCTAAAAGAATGGGCTGGTAAGTCAACGATGGACGATCAGAATTACTTAACGGCGCAGGAGGACTTAAGGCAGTACGCTAAACATTAGGTTTGTCTCCACGCATGCCAGAGAATGGTATGCACAAGAAAGCCCCCTCTGGTTAATAGCCATTGGGGGCTTTTTTTTTGGTTTGCCAACCAAGGTTAACACTGTTTAAACAGTATCAGCCTCTAAGCCTATAAACTTACCTAAAGGAGTTCCCTGATACCACCACCAACCATTCCCGCTCTTGGCAAATAACTCTGCCCTATCTTTCAGGTACTTCTTGTTGTTAACGTCCCCTGTATATGGGAATCCTTTAGATGGGCTCTTCCTCCAGTCGTGAATATTTCTATCTTCTTTAGTCATTAGCCCACCAGCCCATCTGTCTGCCTGATAAAGTTAGGACTGCTGTTCTCATTATAGTTTTGTTTATAATCGCTCACACTATCAAGGCAGGAATTACACATCCTCTCATCGGTATCCCCATCACTGCTATCATAAAGCGTTTCACACTCAATGCACGTAAACTCTTCCATTTTATTATCCTCTCTCTTTTGTTTTTTTAATTCTCTTGTACTCTCTCGCCATAAACCCAAGGGCTACCTTGATATCCTTCGGGCTACAATAGACGTAACCCATTTCCCTAATCTTGCGATCTCGTACAGACCGCTCCATACAATCCATGCTAATTTTAACCCCCACCCCTTTAGGGAAACCCCGCTGGGATAGGGCAACGCGAGAGATAGCGCTCTGCCAATCTTTCTTGTCGCTGTAGTTAATTCGGTACAGGTGATCATTATCGATTTCATGAACCTCTGCCTTTTTATATATACGTTTCTTTCCGGTTGGTCTTCTTCCGAGTGACTTTGACTTGTATAGTAAACTTGCACTGCTCTTCTCTCCCTTCCCTTTCACCTATTTCCATTCATCCTTCAGGACAGTGTTCAGGATCGCACCATAATTGGTAATGTCCATCCCAGTATCCTCCAGAGACTCGTTCATGCCCCCCTTACCACTATCCAGTATATTGAGCAGTCTCTGTACCTTGTCGTTAAGACGAATAGCCAGACCCATGAGAGCCAGTCTCTTGTTTCCATTCATCCCAATGTTCCCCAGTCCATAGTCCGACTGCTTCTTAGCGAACAGACGATAGCAATCATTCATGTGATCTTTTATGCTGTTCATAAGGATCGGATGCTTCTCCATCATCTCCTCAATAATATCATTTTCTTTTTCCAACAAACCACTCACAGTTTGCTTCATGGTCTTTCCTCTCTTTCCCAATCTTTGGGAAGTCGGGGTAGAGATCACCATAGACCCTATCCCATACGTTCCCACACTTTTCACACCATACGAGGTGCTTGTCACCCAAGTTCTTGTCATAGTTTATTGACCCAATCCCTTGTGGCTTCACCTCCGTAACCCAAACCTTTTCTAACTGATCGATCACCCATTGGATTGAGTCTTTCTTCCTGTAATATTTTTTGCGGTTTTCATTCCCCATATCTGTATCTCCACTGCTTTCAGTCTCTCGACTAATAGACTCACATCATCACCCTTTAAAGCCTTCTTGACAATCAACCTTGTGTATATAGATTTTATATACGACAGATCAAGATCAAGCGCCCTCTGTGACTTCTCCACCGTTAGTGAGTCCATTCTCGTTTGTGTCATTTTCTCTCCCTTTTGTTATCCGTGTGGTGGTCATGATAAGAAGTTCCCTCACCATTCTATTTGCTATTTTAAAATGTTCTTCCGTAACTATGCTTGGATACTTGTTACCATGCTTCTCAAGTATCTGTAGAGCAAGCAGGAGTACCTCAAGACCTTCCTCTGGTAATTCATAGCTTTGCATGTTTTTTCTCCTGTTCTAACATAAGTTTTTTAACCCTCTTGCGCTCCTCTTTTTCAAATTCCTTGTTGATCCTTCTTACCCTCTTGCTTGAATATTGATCCTTGACAAATAAGATTTCAACCAAGGAAAAATGGGTATTAAGTAACCAAAGAGCACGAAAGGGATGCTGATCAACCCAATCATGGTGATACATACAAAGAGCAAGACAGTTATACTCATTCCAACGAGTAGGAATATGACCCCTACCGTAGCCAATGTGACAGCAATGAAGCTTTCGAGACTGTTTTCCATCGTCCTTATCAAACTCCTTATCACACTTCGGGTGCTGACACTTCCAGTTAGCCCTGTCTCTGATGTACTTTGAGAATAATTGGTCAGTCCATGTTCTCTTAATTTTCTTTTTTCCATGTCCATAGTAACTCACTCTTTGGCTCTCAGTATATCATTAAACTCAGTCTGCTTAACTGTCACGAGTACAGGGTAAGCCACGTCCTTCAACTCACCTTCCTCCTCCTCTTCAAATTGTACAGACTTGTGAACATCAAAATATCTCTGGACACTCTCAGGCAAGTCCTGACCAGCGCTACACTTACAAGCCATGACCGTTGTGGTGTACTTGCTTATCTTTTTTACAGTCTTTGGAGACAATAGGTAGGGTATATATCCCACACCCTGACAATAATAACAATCATCATACTGAATGGTTGCCTTGGGCTTTCCCCAGATACCTAAGTTCCCGATGATACCCCTCATCTGTCTGATCGTTGGGAACTTGTCTTCCTTGTCACGGACATGTTCAAATACCTTAACGCTATCATTCAGACCTATCTGATCAAAAACCTTCAGGTACTCATTGAACTGTGCTTCCAGTGGTCTCTTTCCATGGACACTAAACATCGTCTCAAGTACGGTTGTCGTATTCATCTCAATCCTCCTATTGTCTGTACCTAAAAGCCTCAGACAGTTTCTCTGTCTTATCTGGCACTGCATTCCAATACTCATTTTTTAGCCAGTTGTAGCTGGTCTTTATAAACTTTGGTTCAACACGCTGGACGAAAAGCTCCATCGCCTCCACAAGCTCCTCACCGCTTTTCTTATGTAGCGCCCTCTTCCACTCTGCCCTCGTCCTTGTCTTGTTAATTCTTCTGAGTTGTGGTATAGCCTTCCAGAATAATTCAAACAACCTTTCCTCATCCTTAACAATCTTGTTCTTATTTGTAGTGTCGTTTATGATTTGGGGATCACTGTAATCTTTATTATAGTCTTTATTATAATCTTTATTATCCTTTATTATATCTTCCCCAATATCGTTAAGTAGGTTCTCGTCTGAAAGCTGGTTAACGGTTTCGGGGATACCCTCCCCCTGATTTCGGGGATACCCTCTCCCTGATTCCGGTAACTGGTAAGTAGGTCGTATTTCACGTCTCACAACCCTCGCCCTATTATCTCGGATCAATAGAGTGGTCACCCTTCCAATATGTTTAAGGTTATTAATGTGAACGCTCACGTTCTTTGCGGAGATGCCAAGTATCTTGGCGAAATATTCATTGCTGGCAAAACAAGGCTCTGTGTCTGTGCTTAGATTTGTGATCATGGCGAGCACAAGCTTCTGATGTAAGGTAAGGGCGTTGTCGTTTAATGTGGATGCGGGAATCCATATACCCTCGTAATTTTTATCTTTCATGAGATTCCTCCTTGCAAAGTATCTTAAATCCGTATTTATATGGAAGATAAGCATTCTCCCTAATTATTTTACCCCCATTGACTGTTTTTTGTGTTTCTGTTTTTCTCACTTCATACTCAAAATTGAAATCACCAATCCTGTTTGTTATTTTCCAGTACAATATCATTTCATCAGGTATTAGATATAGGAACCCAAGAAATGGAACTCTTAACATCTTAGACATTATCTGACAGTCAAGAATCTTCTGATTTGTTACAAGCCAACTTCCCCATTTATACAACTGCATATGGCTCATGTCCCTGCATTTGGATTCATATATAGCTATTAAGTTATCGTTCTTTGTGACCACCCCATCACATTTAGCATCAGTATCCTTATCGGTTTCTATTAGATTAACTCCCCACGATTTTTTTATTCTTTTCAACATAATTCTTTCATGGAGCAGAGATTCCTTACCCTTATCAGTTTTAATATCTAAATGTTGGAACATATGTTCATTTACTTTTAACCAGCTCACTCTTCCTCTTGTCGTACTCTTGTTGTAGGTTCTGGATCATTGCAACGCTTCCCTTACCCAACTTAAGCTTGAGTATCTCAGACTGGAGTTCCCTGAGATTCTTCTCTAAGGTCTCATCCCGCCAGTGAGATAGGGTGCGTCTAATTTCTTCTGCTGTTGGTTCGGTCATTTTATGATTGTCCTGTCTCCTCAACATCCCACCGCATAGACTTTTCAATGATCCACTTCTTAGGCATAAGATATGCCCTCTTTTCTACGGTGTCCCCATCCCCCACAAATCTTGCCTGTCTAATTCCAGACGTAAGTATTAGGTTCTTTATTGTATCAGGGTCTACCCAATAATAATGCTTACCATCATTAAAGACCCAAAAGTCTGCTGTGGTTGTCGTAATTCCGCTTGGCTTTCCGTAGTGATATGCTTCAACCACAAAGTTCCCTGTCTCATTAGACTTGATATCAGTCTTGAGTTCCACCTTGGAATCAATGTCAGCTAAATAAAAATCAAACTGTTTAAACGACCCATCAATTTTGACGCTATGAGGGTATTGAGCCTTCAACCTACTCAGAAACCTATCCTCATGTTCCATCCCATAAGCCAGCGCTTTGTTAAAATCAGGCATATGTTTTTATAAACCGAGCAATATTATAGTATGGTCTATAATGTAAAATTGAAACATTAAATATTTTATAATTCCCATATCGATATACTCACACGATTCAACGTAGTCTTCATCCCAATAATACGAGTGACCTCTACCATATATAGTACAGTCCTCATTCACATGTTCACTTGTTTCAGTACACTCGCAGAATTGGTTTTCGGTCATAATTAGAAAGGCAACTCGTCACCAGATGAATCTGAAACGGATGTGCCTTGCTTATCGCTCGCCTTTAGGCTACCATAAGGCTTACCAGCTTTTGACTTTGTCTTCCACATGGCAACCTGAAACTCCTCACCAGCCTTCATATCTCTATGTGCACAGAGGTTCCCGGTCATGTCAGGGGCTTTTTCATTCCCCTTCTTATCGTTTGGGAACAGTGCTCCTGATCCCGGTTTGTTTTCATAAGCCATTATTTGGCTCCTTTCGTTTGAGTTAACTTGAAAGTCTCTCTTGGTTCAAACCGTTTAGGGAATCTCCAGAGACCGTTTTTTCCATGGATGCTTAGGGCGAGCTTTAATATACTCCGCCAGTCATTGCTCAAGTCCCAGCTAACATCCACGAGCTTGTATGTGGGTTTAAGTCTGTATGCACCCTTTAGATATAATGTATAAAGCTTTGTCACCTTATTGTTAGGGAAGAGATAGTTGTGCAACATCCCATAGGCAACCAACTGGTAGTCGTGTGTACTCACCTCAGTCCCGGTCTTTATGTCCAATAGGGAAGGTTCACCGTTAACAGTCCCAATCCAATCTCCAGTACCAGCGTACGGTACGTTCTTTGAGAACATTTTCACTTCAGTCCCCACTGTCGTACAATCATGGTCATCCCAAAACTTACAAAGAGACTCCAAGTATAGATTCACCATATTGCGAATCTTGTTAATCCCACCGCCTTCATTAAAATCGCGGGCATCGAGAAACTTTAGAATAATCTCAGACACCACAGATGGGGATACTTCACGTCCGTTGAATAGGTTTTCGGATAACAGATGTACGGCTGTTCCGAGGTGACCCTTGTAGTCACGAATAGTGTCCGAGTGTCGTCCGTTATTCTTCAGCCACTGGTCGAAATGGTTTCCCTTAGCGACCACGAGACCCAATATTGTTGTCACAGACAGGGCAAGGAACGGTGGATCGCTCTCATCATTGGGATCGTAATATGCTCTGCCTAATGGGGTTGTTTTGTATACCGATGTACACAGATAATTGTCTAAATAGTTACTCACGCTAAATACCTCCTATGTCTATAAGGAAATTAAGCACAATTGGTCTGAAAATGCAAGATGAGATTTGCCCTAAAAACACAAAGCCCCCCAATTTCTTGGAGGGCTTAAACAAAAGGAAGACGTATCATATAGGACAATATCTTTCCTCATCCTTGGCTGAATATACCTACACTACCTATTCTAAAGCAAGGGTTTCGGTGGAGAAAAAATGAAACTTATTCTTTCTCCAAACAGCTAATCTTTTCTTGTCTCTGCCATTTCCAGAAAGTGGTTTATGGTTCCTTTTCCACCTGCATTGTAATACTTGAGCCAATATTTGGCTTTTCCATCTAAGTCACTTGGGATTCGCAAAGGAACACGCCAGTATTTTAATCTGCAAAATATAATACCAGCGTATATGTTTCCCCAGAGCAACTCCTCAAGCTCAAGTTCATCCATGGACTTCAGAGCCATGGGGTCAATCATCATACAATCGGCTACCCTTTCCATCTTACTGTCCCTATAAACAAGATAGCTGTTTATAGAATCAAAAGCTGTTGCTGGTTCTACCTGAAAAAAGCTTCTCGCTATTCCAGACCCTATTTGAGATATGTAGTTGTACCCACTCTCAACAAGCCCGGTAAGAAACACCAATTCAAGCGCATCTTCAGAATACATATTCATATTCTTCAGCGTAGATTCGATTAATTCTTTAATTTGCTTGTGGTTCATTTTTTAATGTTAACCAGTGCTATTTGGCTAAAACCTTTTTCATTACGTCTTCTATTACATCATATATAGCCGTAAGAATCTTTTCTTCGGTTCTTTCGTTGATTATTGGAATATCAACCTTTTCATTCAAACCGTCAATGATTGATTTTTTTGTATCCTCATTAAACAAATGGTCAGATACCATATCTACTAAGCTCATATTAACTCCTTTTTTTTTCTGTTTTTATTATGACCGCCCATTCATCCTTCCCTTAAGGAAAGCTAAATCATCAGTCACGTCATTAAGTTCTCGAACAATGTCTTCTCTATGCCTCTGTCCTATTTCGTCGGATTTGTTCCAACGGTCTAACATCTTTATTATAATCGACTCCACATTACCTATCTTCGTTTCTGTCTTGGCTATAGACTGCCTTATGCTATCCAAATCTTCATTCTGAAGCTTTTGGCTTTTCATCAAGTTTACTATCATCATAATAAATAAAAATACTATTATTCCAACAGCCCCGTACTCTGCATACAGACTGAAAAGCTTAGAATCGATCATGATTCAAATCTATGGACGAGGCTGACAATAGATATAAGCACAGTAATAAACGCACCCAAAACCTTACCCCATATCTTTACAGTTTTAATCTCTTCCTTAACATCCCCAATCTCCTGCTCAAGAATTTCTACGGTATGCATATCTTTCCGAAGCATATGAACTTCCGTCCATAACTTTAGGCGATATTCTCGCAAATCTTTTGGAGGTTTAGGGATGTCAAGTGTAGAATGAGACATTACCCGGCAGTAGTCGGAGCCTCTTCAGGCGCTTCTTGAGGCATAAACTCTTGAAGTCCCTGAATTGCACCCGTTAGGGCGATTTTCTGTTGCTGGCGGTCAGACAGCACTTGTTGTAACTGTTGTATTTCTGAGTCTGTTTTTTTAAGAGCCTCTGTATGCTCTTCTATTTTAGACCCTATGTCCGCTGTTTTTACCGATACTCCATTTTTCATGGTTCTCTCCTTGTTTAGTTAAAAATTTAATAAGCCTATTATTTTAATAGACCGTTCCCTTTGAGTGCCAATTAATAGCTTTTCGGACTTCTTCTGTTGTCAATTCAAGTTTCCCATCAAAATTTGCTTTCCATACTTTTACTTTCTTTCCATCTTTGAATAGGACTACGCTTGGGAAATTTCTTAATCGTAGTTTTCTCGCAGTCTCGCTAACTTTTTCCACGGGCAATATCATCATTTGTGTTCCCATATATGCAGAATCCCCCAATACTATAAAGTCTCCTTTGTAAAAATTGCTTCCATCTTCTGATGACCACGAACTGGTTATTCTCACTAACCACATTCCTTTGTAGATAGCACCATAAAAATTCGCATCATTTACCTCCTGTTGTACAGGTTGACCAAATGCCAATGATAGTAATAGTAGCCACTTCATTGGACAGCAATCCTTAAGTTTGTAATCTGTCTATTTAGTTCTTTAATTTCATCTTGAAGTCCTTCAATAGTTTCATAGAGGTCGTCTTGATTTTCTTGAAGGTTGCCTACCTGCTGTTTATATTGTTCGTAGGAGGGACTCCAATTAAAATCACTAATCCCCTTACTTGGATACTCTTGAGAGAATAACGATAGAGGTATGGGCAATTCCTTCGCTTCTTGTATATCGGCTTGAAGCA